TACACCACGCTCAAACCGACCAAGATCTTGAGCCAGAATAGAATCAACCTCTCCCATAGAGAGGACGCGATCCCAGCCTGCGGGTATCGGTAGACTCTTGCGTTCCTCATACTTCACCGCCGTATGCGATGGGTCAATGACATGGCCGACGCCCACAGTCCAGAGCAACGCCGGACAGCGATAAGGCTTAGTCCGAACGCCCTCGTGGTGTTTAATCATCTGTATGGCAGCGGCGGAGACTTTCACTTTTTGCCAAACGCCTGCGTACCGAACCAAAACGCAATAATTGAAGACAGGATCAGCATCTCGTCATCTGAGAAAACATTCTCCATCGCAATAGCAAACGGGATACCAGTTGTGTAGGCGTACCACACGCCAGCCACATTCAGCGCGACCAACTCCAAAACGAAAATATAGGTCACAACCGGGCGCACACTGGCCCGCAGGTTAATCATCCACTGGCTTGCGCCCTTGCCGATCTCAATGTCGTGGGCGTACAGGGCTTGACGCTCCTCGCCAGCCGTCTGCGTCTGGATTTGCTCCAGTTTGATTTCCTCGACTCGCGCCTGTGCAATAAAGCCACGTTCTGCGAGGGCCAGTTCACGCTCACGCTGCGCTGCGACTAAGGCAAGTTCGTGCTTCTTGTCCTGCCGGTCTTGGAAGATAGACAGGATTTTGGGCAGGCCACCCGCAAGGAATGACAGGAAGGTACTGATCATCGTCATCATTTGCTTGCCCTCACAACATCATCACCCTTGGTCACGGTTACATGGTCGCCCTCTACGTCTACACGCATGGGCTGCTCCTTGCGATCCAGTTTGTCCAACTTGGTGATAAGGCTCTTGATGACTTCAAACTCTGGCTTTTCTTCCTTTTCGACCGTACCTGCAATGCCGTTCAGCATAGAGATTAGCGCGGTCAACGAGGCACCGAGCAACCCCATCACGGCTGCAATCTTGTCGCTATCCAACGCAAGGCTCGACAGGACTCCAATCACCACGATGATGGTGATATAGGCCAGCCCGTGCTTGCCAATAGCCTTACCCGCCACATCCTTGGCGCTGCTGTTGGCTTCAAGCCGCTGGAGTTCAGCCTTGATCTGTACCTTGAGCAGTTGGATGTCGTCGTTCATTTGATGGCTTCCACCAACATAGAGGTCATGGTTCCCAGCGCACCTAGCAAAATCACAATGATCGTACCGCCGACCGTCATTACAAGTTTCTCCAGCCGCTTCAGTCGCGCATGGATGGCCTCATAACGCACCGTGCATACGTCGATATGGCTAGTCACCGTGACTTCCAGTTCCTGCACGGTCGTCATGGCGTAGCCCACGGCAGCGGCGGAGTCACAATCGGCGGGTTGATCTGGTTCTGGATTTGCTGCTCCACAGCGGCTTCCGTAGCGTCCTTGTCCACGCCACTCGCCCAAATCCAGCCCAGCACCTGATCCTGCGTGAGATTGGCATACGGGGTGAAGGACGTACCCTCCACGACCGAAAACGAGCAGGTGCTATAGACGCTTCCATAGTAATTGCCATCCACGCCGTTGCACTGCCAGTGCGCCGTGACGACGTAATCCGCGCCTTCGGGGGCTTGCGGCAAGCAGTTCAGTTGGCTGATGTTCCAAGTGATCGTGGTCATTTCGGTTCTTCCTTCGGCAGATGCGGCTCAACCTGTTCCTTGAGTTTCGCCCAAAGCGGGTGTGCGCCCTGCGAGGTCGGGAGTGACCCCAACAGGTTCACGATGGCAACGGCTTCCTCAAGCGATACTTTCAGTTCAACGTCCACGGGTCATTACTCCATAGTTTTGGTTCAAAACAAACGCATACACGACACACGCCGCGAGCGTGAGCATCCACATATCGACGTACCACAACGCCCACACGCCGACCAACTTGATGCCGACCATCACGGCCAGCGGGTCGAACTTGGCAAAGAGTTTCGCCAGCACGGGGTTCAGTTCCCGCCCGCCTTGCTTGAGTACGGTAAGCGTCGTGTACACGTCAGCGGCTTGCAGCAGGCAAAAGAGGATCAAGAGGCCGGTGTTCATTTGGCACCTTTCAGCGCAGCCATGTCAGCCTCAAGCAATTCGATACGCGCCATCGCTTCTTGCAGGGCTTTTGCTGCCTTCATCAGCAGGATGGATGACTTAACCGACTTGGTGGTGGTGCCGAGGTCGTTGCCCTCTGCATCCCGGTCGGCGTGTTCATCCACCAGTCCCGGCGAGGTTTGCTCAAGTTCCTGCGCCACAACACCCAACTGCGTGATGCCGGATGGGTCATTCTTCATCTTGAACTTTCGGAACCGCACTGCCTTCAAGTCATCCCACTGCGAACCCGCGTCCACAATGTCGGTCTTCATCTTGGCATCGGAAATAGTGCCGTAAGAACCGTTAGTGTTTACCGCATTACCAGAGTCTCGGACAATAAATCGCCCGCTGATATTTCCGTTGTATGCGTCAATCAGATTGTAAGTTGAGTTTGTTGTCGCCCTGTCGCCGTTAATTATTAGAATATTATCGGTATAAGATGCGTTGGTAGCGCGAATAAGAAGGCCAAGCGAGTTAGCGGTTTGATAAAACTCGTGATAAGTGCCAGTTGCACCGTTGTATGTCCCCGTATTACTCGCCTTGAAATAGCCCCCCGCGCTGAACCGGCCGCGTTCGGAGCCAGCAGAATAGAAAAGTACACCCGTCCCGGTTCCCCAAGAGCCATAGTACGCATTTGAATCAGCACCAAAAAATCCAGCAACGCTATATTTTGTCGCGTCGTCAGAGTCTCTGAAATACGCGGCTGCGCCAGTGCTGCTCCGAATATCTAGTGCGCGTCCAAAACTGTTTGTATCAGCCGGACTCGTCGTGCCGATGCCGAGGTTGCCGGAGGCGTCTATCACTGCGCGGAAATTGTTTCCGTTAGTTGCAAACTTTAACGCGCCTTCAGAACGAACAATAAAATCGCTATCAGCCGCTGCACTTAAAAGGCTTGAGCCGTTGCCAATTAAACCCGATGTAGTTGTTGAGTTGTATCGGTATTCCGTATAAACAGTATTTGCGTTCGTTCCCGCAAAAATACCAACAAAGTTTGATCCAAGAACGTGTAACTTTGCCCCCGGACTCGCCGTGCCGATGCCGACGTTGCCGGAGCCACCAGACCCAATAAGAACATTGTTGCCCTGCCGGTTTAGTTCAAGCGGCTTTGAGTTAAACGATTGAATTTCAGATCGCGTCCCGTCCGTATTAAGCGCCAAGTCATCAGCCGTGCCAGCAGAGCCTTTAATGACCAATCTGTAATTTTGAGTGTTAGTTGTTTGGCCGATTAAGAGGTTGCCGGAGGAGTCGATCTTGGCTGCAAAAGCATTGTTTGTATAGAAATTAAGTCCAAGCCCGGTATTTGCCAAAACAACAGGCTCACCGCCCGTATACGTCAATTTGCCAAGCACTGTTCCAGCAGTCGCTTGCCACTGCATAACACCAACAAGATCAAGTTTGCTGCTAGGCGAACTCGTCCCGATGCCGACGTTAATGCTGGAGTCGGTGTACAAGGTAGAGGTGGTTAAACGCATCCGCTCTGTGTTGCTACCAGTGCGGAACGAAAGCCAATCGTTGCCATACACAGCGGCGGCAATAGAAGCCTTTGCTACGCCGGAACTTGCGAATTCTAATGACGCAACAGTCGGAGACCCACCTGTTCCAGCCGTGTTGTCGTTGCTTATCAAAACCAGCGCAGACTCTCCAAGCGCGTTGGCTCTAATATCAAGTTTCTTTGATGGGCTGCTCGTCCCGATGCCGACGTTAATCCCCGACGCTGTGTAGAGCGAGGTGGAGGTGAGGCGCATCAACTCGCTTGCGCCTTGAAGCCAAATTTGGTCAAAACTTGAAGACGGTGTGTAGTAAGCCAATGCGCCGCTTGACATCAACTGCACAGATGAACCGCCATAAGCGGCGATATCAAATTTACCCGCAGATGTTTTGACGGCTACCCTGCTATTTGTCTCAAAAGAAGAGGCACTGCCGATATTTAGCAATGAGGAGCCTAAGGTACTCCCATCAAACGTCAGCGCACTCCCCGACGTCGCCACCTTGCTGCCGTTCAAGTACAACACGCCGTTGGCGGTGCCAGCACCAAAAGTCGGGTTATTAGTCAGCGTCGTGATGCTGGCGGAAGTGGCAATCAGGTTGGTGATCGTGGCAGAGGTTGCTGACAGGTTGGTGACGGTGAAACTGTTGGTTCCGAAGTCAGCGATGTAGTTCAAACCGTTGACGATGTCCGTGCCGTTCGACACCAGCACCATCTTCTTGCCAGTCGGAACCGATACACCCGTCTGGCCCGACACCTTCACCGTGACTGCGCCGGTCGAGTTGTTGAAGATGAAGTAGAGTTTCTTGTTGGCAGGGACGATCAGGTTGGTGTTGGTACCACCCGTGCCGGTCAACTCAATGTACATGTTACGGGCCACACCTGTGGCACCGTTCGGGATGGTGATCGTCGTGTCCGTACCCGTGGATACAGCCTGAGTCACATAGCCTGAAATGGCCTGTTCGATCAGGGTTCCGAGGTTACTGTTGGTCGTAACGCCCCATGTACCAGCCTGATCGCCAGTGCCAATGAGTTCGATAGCCAGATTGGTTGAGTATGTACTTGACACGTTTAAACTCCTAATTCACCGTTGGGATATTGGCCCAAGTTGTGGTTTGCGAATCATCCACGGCGGACCATCCCGGTGTCTGATCATCGTTTAAATTCTGCCAGTTTGCGGTCTGATCGTCATCAACAGGGTTCCAAAGGTACGCCCCTGCCATAGTGTCGGAGGCGGTGACCGATTCCGCCACCTCCACATCGAAGGTTACTCCCGCACCGGAGTCCGCATCTGCCGCCGTCACGATCTCGTTGATCATGACCTTGAAGTTCATCAAAGCCTTGTCTATATCCAGCGCAGAGGCTGTTTCAGCCACTTTGCCGCCAATGGAGATATTGGCTAGGTTGGTATCCTGAGCCGTCGCAGATTCGTCCACACTGACCAAGAACGAGAAGACTGAATAGACATCGTCCTGAGCGGTCGCAAACTCAGCAATTTTGGAAGCAAACTCCTGTCCTGCCTTAACCGAATCGGTTCCGGTGACCGACTCGTTGACCATCACCTTGAAGTCGTTCTGGGCTTTGACCGAATCAGAAGTCGTTACAGCCTCGTTGACCTTAGCCTTGAAGTCGGCATTTGCCAGCACAGAATCCATCCCAGTAGCCGTCTCAGAAACGCTGGCTCCAAGGCTGTAGACAGAGGTAACGGTGTCTTGGGCTGAAACGGACTCTGAAACCGGCGCATTGAACTGCGTACCGGCCCCAGTGTTGGCATCATTAGCGGTCGAAGTTTCGTCTGAGGCGCGGTAATAAACCGACATCCCCCATCCTGCTTGACCCCATGTGCCTGATCCAAATCCGCCTTCGGCCACCGTTTATGCCTTGACGAGTTCGTCTTCCGGGAACCAACGGGACTGGTTCTGGCCGTTCGCGTCCTTCCAAGAGATGAGGCACATGATCACACCGTCTTCGGTCATCATGAACTTCTCTACCGGACCTTCCGGAACAACCACTACCAACTTGACCTGTTCACCCTTTACAAACTTAGCCATGTTTAAACTCCTTAGGCAGCATCAAGGCTGAAGGTGTAGGTGACAGACAGAACGTCGCCGTTCTGCACCACACGATCACCGGGGGCTGCAAAGTCAGAGGCAGAGAAGAGGGTTCCGGACGAGCCGCCCGGTGAGTCTCCGCTCGTGAGGAATGCACCACCGACGTTGGCCGAAGCGTTGATCAGGAACTGCGCCGGGGAAGCAGAGTTCGCAATCACCGAAGGATCAGCCGTGGTGGCACCACCGAAGGTCGCAGCCGGTCGGGTCGCGTTGCTGTACGCCGTCACTTCCGTCCAACCCGCATGGCTTGCCATGGTGTCCGTTGAGGACGGGTTATTCGAAGAAGCAGGTCCATAGACTCCCAGATACCACGCAGCAGTGTAACCAGAACCCTTGAAGTACCGGGTGTTCATGTCGGCCAAGCCGACATTGACCACGAGGTTATTGGACTTTGATTCCCACTTCAGGTTGCCTTCCTTGTCATGGCAACGGACCGTAAAGATACCGCCGCCCTTGAGACGATTGCTGGTGCTGTTGCCCTTTTTGACATCTGCACCAACGGTATCAACGGACTTGGCCTTGTTGATAAGCATTGTTGATTCTCCTAATTGAAACGCAATAGTGCCGACGTATAAGTGTTCGCAGGCATCTGCACCGTGAACGAGTTCGTGGCAGTCTTATCGTTGCCAAAACTCAAAACCGCAATGGATCGATTTGCCTTGCTGGCGTTGTAAATCAGACCCCCTGCGGCAGTAAAACTTGCAGGACTCCAAACCGCATTATTGAAGTTGACGTACACCGTGCCATCGTAATTGTTGATGGATACGCCCGTCAGTGTTACTCCACCTGCTGAGTAACTACCGCTAGTGACTTCGTGCGTCACGCTATAGACGGTGGTGTTCTCGTTCAGGGTGGCGCTGCTCGTGTAAAGCGCCAACTTGATGGTGTCCGTCAGAAGATCGTGAATGCCCTTCAGTAACTCTTCCCGGAAACTGACGGTCTGTGTCTGATAGATCATGTGACCGGTATCCGATTAAGACCTGAACGGAAGGCATCACGACGATCCTTGCCTTCGCCAAGGAGTTTCAGGAGACCCAACGATTCCTGATACTTCTGTTCGTAGTACTGGATCATGTCCTGTTCACCCTTCATGTAGAGGTATGCCTCTCTGAGGGTTCCGTACAGGAGAACGGTTTCGAAGTTATCGCCCAGCCACGAAGTACTCGCGGCCACAATGGACTCTGGATAGTAGTAGTAGTGCAGTTCGACCTGATAGTTGCTGTCCGGGGTCGGACCCAGAATCAGCGTGTTCTTGTCGAAGATGGCGTAGTACTTTGGAACGCCACTGTCATCCGGGTCTGGATAGCATTCCCGAATGAAGTTCACATCCTTGTCGATGAGGAACGACTGGGCGTTAGTTACCGGGGTAATGACCGCCAATGAGAAGTTCGCCAACCAATCCGCAGGAAGGGTCAGATACTTGTTGCTAGGGGTCAGAGTTCCAATCTGGTTCTTTCGGATCGCCGGAATGAAGACAGCGTTGTAGATACGCTCTTCAGCCAGTTGAACGAATACGGGAATGTTCGCAACAAACGAGGTTTCCTCGTTCTGCGTGTACTGTTTAACCAGATCAACGAGTTGAGTGTAATTCATGTCACTGCCACCGTGACGGTTCCGACAAAGCCGGTCGAAATGAGATCGTTCGGGGTAAGTTCAGTGTCGTAGGCTTCTGCGCCGCCAATCGGATTCCATCCCCACTGGATCATCCGACTGCCATTGGCACCTTGGTTACCCGGCGCAAAAAAGGTGTTATCCGGTCGCGCATTGCGAAGGGCTTGTGGGTCATCCATGGGAACACGGCCCAACTGCAACTGAGGATGATCAACATCCATGCATTCGAAGCAAACGCGGATACCAATCGGCAACAGGTTTTCATACTGCTGATTCAAGTCATGCAAGTCATATCGTTGACCACAGCGGTCGCAGAACCCGAATGCATTTTTACCTGAGGAAAACGGCTTGCCCATTAGACATTCCTGCCAATGTAGCCGTTCATGGGAACAAAGCGGACAGAAGCCTTCTCACGGTCTTCACCCGCTGCCAAGTCCCACTGAGCCTCGTACTCTTGCTTGAGCATCACCACACGATCAGCCGCTTCGGGCTTCTTCATGGCAACGTAGTACGCCAGTCCTGCCACGAGGCAGGGCAAGAATCGTGCTGGGACATCGATGGTGTTGGCACCGCCGTTACCCACATCCTGAATGCGGCGCATCTTCCAGTAGACGAGCGTGTAGGTCTGGGTGTTGTCCGGAACCGGCCACAGGTACACAACAGGGGCCGCTCTCTGGCGATCCACATATATCTGAAGCGGCATACCCTGAGTGAGTTTGTTGCTCAACTGGGCATAGTCCGACACAGAGATACGGGAGAGGGTGTAATCCGTCTGGCCGCTGACACTGCCTGCATCCGTTCGCAATTGATGCTCAATAAGATCAATCGTGTCGGCAGGCATCGTGTAGGTATAGGTTCCGGGAGTCAGTACCTGAGTACCCTGTTCAATGGTCCACAGATTGATCCCGCGATTTGCCCATTCCAGCGACATGAAGTTCATGGACCGGCGGGCAGTCTGGAGATCATAGCCGGTACGCAACTCCAAACCTGCCCGTTCGAAAGCCTCTTCAACGAGTTCCCGAAACTCAGGGTTAAAAGTTGCGACACCGCTTGTAGCCATTAGACCATCCGACCCTTGGTTTTACCGCGAATAGCGCAGCCATCACGACCGCCACGGGTCATTCCACCCTTGGCGTAGGTCATGCCACCACCCATCATCTTGCCCTTGCCATCAGCCGCAAAGAACGGAACCTTTTCGCCGCCCTTGTTGACCATAGGCAATTTGCCGCCTTCGGCATAACGAGTCATGCCGCCAGCACTCATTTCATCCTCGTCTTCCATCATCTCTTCGCGATCATCCATCTCTTTGCCCTTGCGCTTCTTCCCGATTCCAATGGCAATGATCATCATTGGTCCTTTGCCTTTCATGCTCGTGTCCTCCCGCGAATGGCACAGCCATCACGACCAGTCATGCCGCCCTTCTTCATGCCAGATACGCTCTGACCCTGAACGCGCTTGTATGCCTCTTGCATCTTGCGCGACATCTCTTCGTCTTTGATGCGTTGCAGTTCCTCGCGCTGCTTCTGTGCAGCACGAGTCTGTTCCGGTGAGCGGCGAGGATTCTTCATGGTTAGGCTCTCGTCTTCCCACGAATCGCACAACCATCGCGACCACTGCCCTTGAGCATTCCGCCGTCCGCCTTGCCAAGAATCGCCTTGCCACGATCAGTAATTGCTTTACCAATATGCTTGGGCGTCGGACGCATACCGGGGCCAGTTCCGAACTGACGGGTCTGTAGCGTCACCGGCTTCTTGGGAGGAGTGGGAGGAGTCATACCGCCCATGGAGTAGGTCATGCCGCCCTTCTTGATCATCTGCTGGGTTCCACCAGCGCCGCCCATTCCACCAGCAGGCGCACCGCCAAGAGCAGGCATACTAAGTTTAGGAGGAGGAGCAAGAGGAGCAGGTGCGGCTGCAGGAGGGGGAACCGGAGGGGCAGTCGGAGGTTTGCGTGCGGCGACGGCAGCGGCCATGCGAGCGGCCCGTTTTGCATCATCGGCCTGTCGGCTAGCGGCAATTTTTGCGTCGAGCGAAGCACGCGTCGCCAAAACTTTTTCAGACGGCGCTTTTGCAGCATCTCGTTGTGCGCGAGTTTCTAACCTTTTTTTGTCGAATTCGCCACGCAACTGACCTAATCTTTCTTGAAAATTAGCCATGAATAAATCTCCGAATGAATTGAATTAACGGCAGGTCTTGCCGCCAGAGGACTTCTTGACCTTCCGTGCCTCAGACAGCGCAATAGCCACCGCCTGTTTCGGGTTCTTCACAACCGGCCCTTTCTTGCCAGAATGAAGTTCACCCTTCTTAAACTCTCGCATCACCGCACCCACCTTCTTCTTCTGGCCGGGCTTGGTGATTTGCTGATTCATGTTCGAACGGGACATCGCCATGTCACTTACCTCTCTGTCTAAACGGCCTTACTTTTTGCGCGATCCCTTTGGGCTGGGAGACAAACTGCTTGCCTTGGGCTTTGCCTTTTCGCTTGGCCGCTGTGGTACGAGCGTATTCTTGAGGGCTGAGAGCCTTGATCGCAGCCTCTGGTAGATATCTTTCGCCCGTTTGACTACTGGGTTTTCCACTCTTAGTCCTCCACTTCTGCTCTGTCCAAGCCTTCAATGAACGCTGTGTTGCTTTCATGTGATAGGTCCACCAACAATCCACGCATCGCAGGTTCGTGCGCCTGCACATTTGAAATGGAACAATTCGCAGTAACCCAAATTACTGGCTTCGATGACATCCATGGAGTAATCCATGTGAGGCTCGTCACCGGCTTCCATTCCCTTGGAGATGCAATCCAGCATCTGCTTGGTCTGGATGAATGCCGCGCAGTTCCCACAACGGGACTTCTGTGCCTCATCGACATCCACCGCCCACATCTTCGCCTTGGCCTTCCAGAACTTATCTGAAGGCTCATCAGGATTCAGTGGGCCGTAGCCGTATTCCTTGATGGCGTGGTTGCGGTTCTTCAGGTTGACATGGACATCCATCGTCGCCACAGGGCAAGACTTTCCCTTGCCATTCTTGTAGGACTGTTTGATGGCCTGTCCAATCGCATCCTTTTTGACCCGCATAGCCATCAGTTCTTGTAGCCGCCTCCGGCTTCCTTGTACTTCTTGGCAAGCAACTGTGCCTTACGAGCGGACCACTGACCTGATGCCGTGCCTTGGACTGCGGAACCCTTGATCTGGTTAAACAGGCGCTTACGCATCTCAGGCTTGGTGTAGTTGCCAGCCGCGTTGACTTTGCTCTTTGCCTTTGCCATGTCAGCAGTTCCACGCACGAAGGGACTTGTTGATCCGGCTGTCTGGGTCACGCGCAGTTTTGGCACTCGTCAGTTTATTCTTCATGCCCGTCATACGGGCGCAGAAGGACTTACGTCGTGCTGCATCGCGCTCAGTCTTTGGCTTGGGTGCAGGAGGTTTCAAACCCGGCTTACCCGGATTTGCACGGTTATAGGAAGCCCTGCCCTTGGCGTTCAAGCCTCCGGCAGGACTTTTACCTTCAGCGCGTTGCCAAGCAGGACTTTTCGCCATAACTCACCCGCAGAGAACTGTGACCTTGGAGACCTGATCCAGCGTCAACACCGCAAAGTCATTGTTCCCACTCTTCGTGGTCAGAAGACCCTCAGGGGGAATCATGGCATCGTTGGCCGTGCTATCGGCAGGCGTGAACACCTTCAGCAAAGTCGTGTTGTTCGGCTTTGCAGTGAAAATAATGCTGCCTGCGACAGACGAGGCGATATAGAAAACGCCCTTGATGCGGGTACGCGGGAACGCAAGGTCGCCGCCGTAACCGATCTTGATGCCGCCCGTCGAAGCCGCGCTG